CTGTATCTTTTTCCCCCGAAAACGACTCAAAGAGCCACGAAAATGACTAGCAAGGTCACAATAGGTCACCTACTGCCCCTAGACGGCTCAAATCGGCTTGAAACGGTTTTGGGTAGGGACACAGAAGGGGAAAACGCCCTATTTGGCGTGGAAACCCCTCGAATCCACACGCCACTGAACGATTTGCCGTCATTGGGGCTTGAATTGGTTGATTTGGCCACCAGCATTGGCGTGGAGATGATGCCCTGGCAAAAATTTGCACTTATCCACACGCACAAGGTCAAACCTGACGGTCGGTGGGCAACGCCCGTCAATTGCATTGTGGTGGCTAGACAAAATGGGAAAAGTTTTTTGCAGCAAATCAGAATCTTGGGTGGCCTTTTCCTATGGAAAGAGCCGCTTCAAATTGGGTCGGCTCACAGACTGGCAACAAGCCTTGAACAGTTTCGCCAATTGATTTCACTCATTGAAGGCAATGAATCTTTGGCAAAACAAGTCAAGCGAATTCGTTGGGCGCACGGTGCTGAAGAAATTGAAACAATTCATGGAACCCGCTTTATCGTAAAGGCGGGCGGTTCAGCTGCCCGTGGTGTTTCCCGACCTGAAACCATTCACCTGGACGAATTGCGCGAAATGAGCGACTTAGAAAGTTTTGCTTCATTGCGTTACACCCTTATGGCTGCAAAAAACCCTTTAGTCATGGCGTACACAAATGCAGGTGATTCCGCAAGCCTGGTACTGAATTCCTTTAGAGAAAGAGCAATGGCCACGATCGCGGGAAACAATGACGACATTGGATATTTTGAATGGTCAGCACCAACTGACGAAATTTCAATTGAAAATGCAAAATGGTCGAATCCCGCAATGGGCATCACAATTCACCCTGACAATTTGCGTGCCGTTTTCAATGACCCACCTGATGTCGTAATGACTGAAGTGTTGTGCCGTTGGGTCGTGGCAATATCTTCAGCCGTGGACACTGCCAGTTGGGGCAATTGCCTGGACAAGTCAGTTGACCTGGATATTGAAAAAACAACCTGGTTGGCAATTGACCTTTCACCTGACCGAAAGCACGCAGCATTGGTTGCAGCCCAAAAACTTGGAGATGAATCATTTGTGGTCAAATTGCTGCACACCTGGAAAAATGATTTGCAATTGGACGATAAAGCCATTGCCAACGATTTGGCCGACTACGCCCGCAAATATCCAGTGGAGCAGGTTCTTTATTCACGGCGCACGGCAGGAGCGGTTGCAGCCCGACTTGCACCCGCTGGAATTCCAATTTTCGACATGGATTCGGCTTACCCCCAAGCATGTGACGAAATGTTGTCGGCAATCAACTCAGGACGACTCAAACACCGTGGCCAATCCGAATTGACCCAACAAGTATTGGCAGCCGTTCAATTGAAGCGCGGTGACGGCGGGTGGGTTATTGGAAGGCGTGCCAGCGGCCAAATTGTTTGCGCGGCCGTGGCCGTCAGCCTTGTTAGCCACTTTGCGACACGCCAAGACAATGATTTGGACATTATGGTTGGTTAGGTGTAAAACCCTGTGAAAATTGGCGCATGGGTTTCTTTGATTTGTTAGTGCCGCGCAAGGTTGACGCTGCCGTTCCAGCTGAAGTTGACGCGGCTTCTTTAGCACCGTACTTCCAGGAACAGGGACAATTGTTTTTCGCTGGCATTGCAATGGCAACGCGTGCGGAAGCGATGAGCGTTCCAACTTGTGCGCGTGCTTTAGGAATTATTCAAACAATTTCGTCACTGCCAATGCACACACGAAATGAAGCAACTGGTGAAAAAGTTGCACAACCTCGCGTAATCAATCAGCCTGACCCACGAATTCCAGGGGCAACATTTTGGGCGTGGATTATTTCTGATTTGTTCTTTTTTCCAAACGCTTATGCATACGTCATGGACAGATATGCAGACACGGGCAGAATTCGGGCAATGGAACGTGTTGCACCTGAACGCGTAACAATTCAAACAAATTTGCTTGGAACAGAAATTACCTCATATCAAATTGACGGTTCCTACGTTGACGCAACAAATTTGGTCGTATTCGCTGGCCAGCAAGAAGGTTTGCTATCGCGTGGCGGTCGCACAATTCGTGCCGCTGCTGCATTGGAAAAGGCTGCAATGAATTTTGCGGTTGAGCCAATTCCACAAATGGTTTTAAAATCAAATGGCACATCATTGCCAGCCGATCGTGTGGCAAAGTTGTTAAGTGCCTGGAAGTCAGCGCGTGCGTCTAAAAGTACGGCATTTTTGAATGCTGATGTCACGTTGGAAACTTTGGGCTTTGACCCTAAGAGCATTCAGCTAAATGAAGCAAGAAACTATGTGGCGTTAGAATTAAGCCGTGCTTGTGGACTTCCAGCGTATTTCACTGATTCTCAGCAATCCAGTTTCACTTATTCCAACGCTTTAGACAAAAGGCGTGACCTTGTGGATTTTGCTTTTAGAAATTACATGTCAATAATTGAACAACGTCTATCTTTCCAAGATTTTACGCCGCAAGGCAATCGCGTGTCATTTGATTTGGACGATTTCTTGCGTGGCAATCCTTATGAGCGTGCGCAGGTTTATGAAATCTTGAACCGCATTGGCGCAATGAGCGTTGATGAAATTCGTGAGGAAGAAGATATGCTGCTATGAAAAAAGTAATCACACCAATGACAATCACCGCGGCTGATTCCAACAGTCGCACGATCAGTGGCCGAATTGTTACGTTCAACGAAACAGGCAATGCATCAATTGGCAAAGTGCAATTTGCACAAAATTCAATTGACGCAACACCCGTTTTGCTGAATCTTGAACATGACCGCACCCGCAGAATTGGCAAAACATTAAGCATTGAGACAACTGAATTTGGAATTGACGCAACTTTCAAAATTGCAAACACAACTGCTGGCACTGACGCATTAGTTGAGGCACAAGAAGGTTTGCGTGACGGTTTCAGCGTTGAAGTTGCCTATGACGAATACGAAACATTGAAGGACGGAACCGTTCGCATTTTAAAAGGCGAATTGTCAGGCGTTGCACTTACAAGCGAACCCGCTATTCGAAGCGCACGTGTGACTGAAGTGGCCGCAACAACGGCTGATGAAGAAGGCACTGAACAAGTTTCTGACTCAACAATTGGGGCAGAAGAAACACCAACAACAGAAGGAGACGAAGTGGAAAACACCGTCAATGACGCTTCAGCCGTAGAGACGGTCGAAGCCGCACAGTCAATCACCGCCGCTGCAAAACCAGCAATCGGTGGCACATTTACAAAGCCACGCATTGAGTTAACTGCTGCAAAGTATCTTGAAAACAAGGTTCTTGCTGCACTAGGCAACGAAGATGCACGCCAATATCTTATGGCAGCAGATAACAACACAACCGATTCAGCTGGACTTGTTCCAACACGTCAGTTGTCAGAAGTTATCAACGGCCTATCAACAACAATCCGTCCAAGCATTGAAGCAATTTCCCGTGGGGCGTTGCCTGATGCTGGAATGACTTTTGAGATTCCAAAAATCACAGTTGTGCCAACAGTGGCAGAAACTGCTGAAGGTTCAGGATTTTCTGACACCAATATGGAATCAGCATTCATTTCAGTGCCAGTGAAGAAATTCGCGGGTCAACAAAATTTCACGGTGGAATTGCTCACACGCACTTCACCACTTTTTTATGATGAGTTGCTACGTAACATGGTTGCGGCAATGGCTAAGGCACAAAATGCTTATGTTTCATCAATCCTTGTTGCAAACGCAACAATTGACGGAACAACATTGTCAGCACTTCCAACTGCTGCTGAATTATTAGCATTTGTTTCACGCGGTGCTGCAAGTGTTTACAACAACACAACAGGCTTTGCGCAAAACATTGTTATGGGTTCAAGCCAGTGGGCGAACACAATGGCACTAAACGACAACGGCCGTCCAATTTACATTGCGGCTCAACCACAAAACGCTGGTGGCGCATTGCGTCCAGATTCATTGCGTGGAAATGTTGCTGGCCTTGACCTTTATGCAGATTTTGCTGCACCTGGTGGAAGTGATGACGGTTCAATGATCGTTGTTAATCCTTCAGCGTACACATGGTATGAAGGCAATAATTATCAGCTACGCGCTGAGTCAACTGCTGACGGTTCAATCAATGTCGGTGTTTATTCATTCGGTGCATGCGCAATCAAACTTGCTGGCGGAGCATTCCGTAACAACAAGTAAAAAACTAATCATGCGCTACGGTCACTCCCGAACGTAGCGCAGCAGACGAAAGGGACGGAAATGCCAAGTATTGTTTCAACCGCGCAATTGCGCAGCATTCTTGGTGTTTCCGTTTCCCTATATCCTGACAGTTATTTGGACGAAATTATTAACACCGCTGAGGCAGTTATCTTACCAATGTTGGTTGCAAATTCAACGGCGGTCAATGCTTATCAATTGAACACAAATGTTGCGACCTATTACACACAACGTGAACATCATTTTGTTGCTGGCCAATCAGTAATCGTGACGGGACTACCCGCACCTTTTAGTGCAACAGTCACGGTTGTTACAACTGGTTTATTTCATTTCACCGCTGCAATCACAAGTGCAAATGTGACTTTGCGCGACATTATCCCAACAGGCACGGCCACACTTTCGGGCTATTCTGCCGTTGATATTTATGCCAATTCACCACCCATTGAATCAGCCATTCTTGCAGTCAGCGTTGAAGTCTTTCAGTCACGCGTTGCCGCTGGTGGAGAAATTCAAGGCGTTGATTTTGCTAGTACGCCATACAGAATGGGACGCAGTTTGACCAACCGCGTCAGCACACTACTTCAACCGTTTTTAGATGTTGAAACGATTTTGCAATGACCGCATCAACAATTGCTGACACTCGTGCTGCACTGGCCAATTCATTTTCGGCTTTAGCTGCAAACGTTTATGCATCAGTACCCGAATCACCAATTCCACCAGCGATCGTAGTCGTTCCTGATTCACCTTACATGGAAGTTGTGTTAATCGGTAAGGCACAAACCAAAGTCAAACTTAACTTTGCAATCACGGCAATTGTTTCATCAAATAGCAATGCAGGTTCATTAGATAACCTTGAAAAACTAATAATCGGAATTCTTGCGGCAATGCCCGCAGGATATGTGGTTGACGTTGTTGAAAAGCCAACAGTGTTAGAGGTTGGGCAATCCCCAATGCTGGTCGCTGACATCAATGTTTCAACCTATTACACACAGACAATCTAAGGAGAAAAAATGGCCACCACAGTAATAACTGGGAGAGATGTCACCTTTACCATTGGTGGCAACAATTTTGACGCTCAGGCAACTTCAGCAGTGCTTTCAAACTCACCAACAATGGTTCGTTATCAGACACTTGACGGCGTAGTCAATCGCCACATTGATGATGAATGGACTTTTGCCGTTGATATGTTGGCCGACTGGGGCGCAGCATCTTCATTGTGTGAAACACTTTGGGGCGTTACTGAGTCAGCACCTAACACAGGAATTTCAACAGTGTTGACCGCAGCAAGCGGTGCAGTGTTCACATTCCAGGTGCTTCCAGTGTTCCCAAGTGCAGGCGGCTCAGCACCTGATGCACAGACCGTCACAATGTCATTCGTTGTCATTGGTACACCAGCAGAAAACTTCAGCTAAAACTAACAATCGGGAGATGAAATGAAACTACCAATCACAGTTGAATTCAATTCGGGCGAGTCAGCCACTTATGTGGCTGCTCCACCTGAATGGGTTCGTTGGGAAAAACACACAGGTCACACGATCAGTCAAGCACAAGAAAAAATCGGTATATCCGATTTAGTGTTTTTGGCTTATCACGCCATGAAGCGGGAAGCCGCTGGAAAGCCAGTAAAGCCAATTGAAGCGTGGACTGAAACCATTGCTGACGTGGTAGTTGGTGAGGCAGACCCAAAAGTTATGAAGTCGGAAGCCTAAGCAGAATCATTTGGGAATTGGTCATTGCGACTGGATTACCCAAATCAGAATTTGAATCGGCTGAGGACATACTGACCGCAATAGAAATTTTGGAGAGGCGCAATGGCTGAAGATGCAGTTGCCTACGATAAGGCAGAATTGCGTGCAGTCATTCGCGCTTTCAAAGTCATGGACGAAGATTCTATTGCTGCCGCCAAAACTCAATCCAGCGCATTGGCTGATTATCTTCAGAAAAAGATTCAATCGCAGGCGCGGCAAATAAGGTCAAACAAAGTTGCAACCCGAATTGCTGACGGTTCCACAGTGAGCAAGTCGTCAAAAATCGGTGAAATTTCATTTGGTTTTGCCCGTCAAAAATATAGTGGCGGCGGTACGACTCAACAACTTTGGGGCGGGTCAGAATTTGGTTCAAACAAATACAAGCAATTTCCAGTGTGGTCAGGTCGTGAAGGTCGCGGTTCCCGTGGCTGGTTTATTTATCCAACCTTGCGCGCCGAACAACCATATTTGGTGCGAGAGTGGGAAAATGGCTTTGACCAAATCTTGAAAGAATGGGACAGATAAATGGCTGGAAGTAGAACGCTCAAACTTGCGTTGCTGGCAGACATTGCTGATTTCTCAAAAAACATCAATTCTGCTGGAACCCAAAGCAAGACCCTGGGCGACCAATTTGAAGATTTTGGTAAAAGAGCAGCCCTGGCATTTGCCGCGGCTGCTGCCGCCATTGGTGCTTATGCTGCCGCAGCAATTAAGAATGCCGCAGCTGATGAAGCCGCACAACGCAATCTTGCACTGACAATTGAAAACACAACTACTGCAACTTCAAAGCAAATTAAAGGCGTTGAGGATTACATCAGCAAAACATCACTTGCAATTGGAATTACTGACGATCAATTGCGACCAGCATTTGGGCGTTTAGTTCGTTCAACAAAAGATGTTGAAGAAGCGCAAAAATTATTAAACCTTGCACTTGATATTTCTTCAGCCACAGGAAAACCCCTGGAAACCGTGGCAAATGCGCTAGGCAAAGCCTATGACGGGAACCTAACTTCACTAGGCAAATTAGGTTTAGGAATTGACCAATCAATTATCAAGTCAAAAGATTTTGATAAAGTGTTTCAATCACTCACTGGAACATTTGGTGGCTTTGCTGAGAATGAAGCGCAAAGCACCGAAAAGGCATTTGCAAGAATCAAAATTGCTAGTGATGAAGTTCAGGAACAAATTGGCACTGCATTGCTTCCGTTGATTCAAGAATTAACGGCATACATTTTGACTGATGTTGTTCCAGTCATTCAGCAATTTGTCAATGGCTTGACTGGGGTTGGTGGGCTTGACGAAAGTTTGACCGATTCAGAAACAAGCGCACTTGAATGGGGCAAACGTATTCGAAGCCTTATTGGAACCGTGGTTGAATTCAAAGATGAATTAATTGCAGTTGCAGCCGTCATTGGAACAGTATTTGTTGTGTCCAAGATAAGTGCGGCAGTCACCGCAACCATTGCTTTGATTAAAACGCTCATTGCGGCTTACAATGCTTTGAAGGTTTCCGCAATTGTTACTGGCGTTGCAACCGCATTTGCATTGAACCCATTATTGGGCGTGGGTGCAGTCGCTTTGGCTGCTGGTGTTTTATCAGCTGCAAATGCTTTGGCAAATTCAAGTAAAGGCGAAACAAATTTTGCGGTCGGCGGTGCGCCTGGTGCTATTAGCGGCGGCGGTGCTTCTAGTTCAGGTTCAGGTGGAACAGGTGGTGGCACAACATCAAGTGGCGGCGGTGGCGGCGGTGGGGTTACGGCTGCCGTGGCATCAGCAGTTGCAGCGACAAAGGCCGTGGCTGGTGGTGGATTTACTGATTCACAAAATGCGGCACGTCTCATTGCACAAGGTGGCGGCGGTTTTACCGATTCGCAAAACGCTGCACGATTAGCCGCACAAAACCCACAAATAAACATAACCGTTAACGGTGCAATTGATAAAGAAGGCACTGCCCGCACGATCGTTGAAACTTTAAACAGTTCCTACTATCGCGGCACTGGTGGTGCAAGCGCGCTTCAGGCAATCTAATGACACAGTGGAATCCAATTTGGAATGTGGAAATTGACGGTGTTTCATACACCAATGCAATTTTGGCAAATCTAACAATTACCAGTGGCCGCCGAAATATCTATGAACAACCACAAGCAGGTTATGTCAACCTTCAATTGATAGATGTTAATCAGGCAGCAATTCCAGTTTCAATCAATTCTACAATTGGCGTTTCAATTAAAGATTCAACTGGTGCATTTATTCCAATTTTTGGCGGCAATGTTGTGGACATTGGGCTTGAAGTATGGGATATAGGTTCAACCACTTTTACACAGACTTATTCGATTATTGCTTTGGGTGCTTTGGCTAGACTGCCAAAAGCCTTAACTGACGGTGTTTTGTCAAAAGAATTTGAAGGCGACCAAATTTATGAAATCCTTAGAGAAGTTTTATTCAACACTTGGGCTGAAGTTCCAGGGGCTTTGAGTTGGGCAACCTATGACCCAACCGTTACTTGGGCAACTGCTGAAAATTCAGGCTTGGGAGATATTGACCGCCCTGGAAATTATGAATTGGCGGCACGTTCTTCAAACCGCACGGACGTTTACTCATTGGTTTCTGCATTGGCCACAAGCGGTTTAGGGTATTTGTTTGAATCGCCAACTGGACAAATTGGTTATGCTGATTCGACCCACCGCACAACTTACCTTTCCGTTAATGGTTTTGTTGATTTGTCAGCCAATACCGCAAGGGCTAGTGGATTAAGAATTGATACCCGCGCGGGAGACATTCGTAATTCAATTACGATTCAATATGATGCAACTTCCAGCAGTGAAAAGTCAGCTAGTGATGCGGCTTCCATTGGTGTTTATGGCCAATTAAGCCAAATCATTGCCACAACTTTGCACAATGCAGCAGATGCCCAAGACCAAGCAGACTTCTATCTTTCATTGCGTGCTAATCCGCAGCCAATTTTCAGTGATATTACTTATGATTTGACCAATTCTGAATTGGACGATTCTGACCGTGATAATCTTTTGAATGTTTTTATGGGTCAACCAATTTCAATTCAAGACATGCCATTGAACATGAACGCTGGCACATTTCAAGGATTTGTTGAAGGCTGGACATTTTCAGCCAGTTACAACCAACTTTCGGTGAGCCTGATTCTTTCACCGTTAGCATATTCAACACAGGCAATGCGTTGGTCAGATGTTCCAGTGGTAGAAACCTGGTCAAGCGTGTCGCCGACTTTAGACTGGGCAAATGCCACAATAGTGGCTTAGAAAAGGAGAAATCATGGCAAATCCAACAACTAACTTTGGGTGGGTAATGCCCACCAGCACCGATTTGGTGACTGACCTTCCCGCGGATTTTGCGGTTTTTGGCCAGGGTGTTGACACAACAATGGCCGAATTAAAAGGCGGCACAACTGGTCAAGTCTTGTCAAAAACATCAAGCACTGACATGGACTTTACCTGGATTTCAAATACCGCTTCCTCAACTTACACGGCAAAAACTGCTGCTTATACATTTGCAGCAGGTGATGAAAACAACATTTTTTCAATGAATAACGCTGCCACGCAGCAATTCAACATTCCAACTGATGCAACTTACAATTTCGCAGTCGGTACGGAAATCACGGTTTTTTGGATTACTGGAGCGGGACAACCCACGATCGGTTCAGTAACACCAGGAACCACAACATTGATTTCAACAGGTGCGACAAGTGCGACACCAAAATTGAGAGTGGCCAACAGTGGTGCAACAATTAAAAAATTGGCAGCTAATTCTTGGATTTGTTTTGGGGACATTGCATAATGACACCAATGCTTGGAATTATGGCGAGTGGTATTTCTGGTCACCTTGCTAATGCCCCGACCACAGTCGAGTATCTTGTAATCGCTGGCGGTGGTGGTGGTGGTGGTAATTATTACGGCGGCGGTGGTGGTGCTGGCGGTTATTTGACTTCAACTGGATTTAGTATTGGTTCATCTTTTACTGTAACAGTAGGTGCGGGTGGAGCAGGAAATAACACTACTAGAGGAACAATCGGTAGCGATTCAGTATTTAAAACAATTACTTCAACTGGTGGCGGTTATGGTGGATTTGGAACTGGCGGTGCTGGCATCGGTGGTTCAGGTGGTTCAGGTGGTGGTTCAGCAGTTTATTACACAGTTTCAGGTGGTGCTGGTACATCAGGACAAGGTAATGCTGGCGGTAAAGAACAAGGTGGCGGTGGTGGTGCGAGTGCAGTAGGTTCAGCAGGTGTTACAGGTGGAGCTACTGGTGGTGCTGGTGGCGCAGGAACAGCATCATCTATTACAGGTACTTCAATTACTCGCGCAGGTGGTGGCGGTGCAGGCGGTTCAGTAACAGTAGGAACTGGTGGTGCTGGTGGCGGTGGCGCAGGTTCATTAAATGGCGGTACAGGAGTTAGTGGAACTGCTAATACAGGCGGTGGCGGTGGTGGAGTAGCAAACGATATTCCTTCAGCTTGTACGGGTGGTAATGGTGGTTCAGGAATAGTTATTATCAAATATCCTGACACCTTTGATGATTTAACTACTATTCCTGGTGGTTTAACTTACACAAAAACTACTCCGACAGGCTACAAAGTTTATTCATTCACTGCTGGAACAGGAACGGTGACAGTCTAATGGCACATTACGCGTTTATAGATGATAACAATAAAGTTACTGAAGTTATTGTAGGCATTGACGAAACAGAAACTATTGAAGGTTTAATACCTGAAGAATGGTACGGTAATTTTAGAGGACAAAAATGTCTCCGCACTTCCTATAATGGCAACATACGCAAAAATTATGCTGGTGTAGGCATGTTTTATGATGAAAATCGTGACGCATTTATCATGCCAAAATGTCATGAAGATGCGATACTAGATGAAGCAACTTGTCGTTGGACTTGTAAGGACATGGAACATGAAAGATAATTATCCTAAAGGCACATCAGCAGCAGTCATTGAATTGGCTTTGGCTGAGGTTGGCACAATTGAAGAAGGCGACAACCTGACCAAATACGGAGCATTTACCAAAGCAAATGGTTTGCCCTGGTGTGGAAGTTTTGTCAATTGGGTTTTTGCTAAATCTGAAGTCAAGATGCATTCATGCGTTTCAACTGCAATTGGCGCACACAAATTTAAAGAAATTTCACGTTGGTCAAACATGCCGCAATTAGGTTATGTCGCTTTCATGGATTTTCCACATGACGGCGTTGATCGTATAAGCCACGTTGGAATTGTTGTTGGCTTAATGCCAAACAACCAAGTTTTGCTTATTGAAGGAAATACATCAGGAACAGGCGACCAGCGAAATGGTGGCATGGTCATGATTAAGGTTCGCCATTACGGTGAAGGAAAAGAAGTGGTCGGGTTCGGTGTTCCCAAATTCGCACCATACAAGGGTGACTTTCCAACGGTCGCCATTCCAACTTCGGGAGTCAAACCAAAGAAGGAGAAAAAATGGACAAAGCCAAAGCCCTAGCAGCATCATGGGGACGTAGTTTTTCAGCATCATGCATTGCCGTTTATATGGCTGGAATCACTGACCCAAAGGCAATTGCTTATGCTGGCCTTTCATCAGTGTTGCCAGTAATTTTGCGATACATCAACCCTAAGGACAAAAGTTTTGGGGTCACTGGGGAATGACACCGAACGAATGGGCGGCCGTTATTGGTTGCGTTCTTGCAATCCTTACGGCCGTTTATTCGGCAATGAGATTCATGGTCAAATCAGTCATGCGTGAGTTACTGCCCAATGGTGGCAATTCACTCAAAGACCAGGTAAACCGCATTGAAGCGCGCCTAGATTCGCTGGTGGACAAATTGTTGGCCGACACGCCCTAATCCACGCGGGAAGGTTGATTTTGTCGGTTGTGTGCTTCACCCTTAATCCAGGCAGTCAAACGGGCGGCCTAGATTCGGGAGAAATCAAAATGGTTCTTGACCTTTTAGACCCACAGACATTGCGGGCATTACTACTCATTGGCTTGTTGTGCGTTATGGCAGCAGCCCTGGGATATTCAATGGGATACAAAGAAGGCCACCGAGAAGGTTATTTGCGCGGCAAAGCCGTTTCACGTCATATCGCAGCAGCTAAAAAGGCGGTGAAGTAATGGGATTCCTAGACAATTATGAAGATGTGGCAACACGCATCAAGCGTTTTTGGCAGACATATCCCAACGGTTCAATTCAAACGACTATTGTGGATTTCAACGCTGAAAAGGGCTATGTGCTAATTCAATGCACCGTTTATCGTGATTTGGGAGACATCAAGCCAGCGGGCGTTGATTACGCCTATGGATACATGGCCGCATTCAATCCGAACATGAAACGCTGGTTTTTAGAAGATACATCAACAAGCGCAATTGGCAGGTGTTGTGGCCTGGTTCTAGGTGCAGACACGAGAAGCACAAAGGAACAAATGAGCCAGGTTGAAGGACTAAAAACATCAACTGCCAAAACTGAAGTTGCTGATGTATGGGCAACCAATTACATTGAAAACGAAATGCCTACGATCGGTGCGGTTGTTGAAAATATCGCATCACAACTAGGTGGGGAGTTAGTGCCTGAAGCACCTCAATGCTCACATGGACACCGCATTTTTAAAAGCGGAGAAGGCAAAAACGGGAAAGCCTGGGGCGGGTATTTCTGCACCGAACGCACAAAGGCGACCCAATGTGCGCCTAACTGGTACATGCTCACATCAACAGGAAAATGGGAGCCACAGTTATGAGCGATTATGTTGAAATAATCAACCCACGCACTATGACTTGCACCCTGATGAAGAATGGTGAAATTGTTGATTCCTATCCAGTGATGCAATGTGACATGTGTGCTTCAATTCAAAGGTTTGATGCCTTTGGATACCGAAAAGCAGCTGAGGACAATCCCGTGTGGTTTTGTTTTACGTGCAGGGGTAAGCGTTGAAAGTCACGCTAGACCGTCAGGAAGCCATGTTGTGTCACCTAAGTGCATGGGTCATGGCAATGAAAAACCTAAGCGTTGGCGATTCTGTAAGGACATACACAAAGGACAAAACTTTGCATGAACTGCTGGCACAAGATGCTGAAGCCATTGGTAGCGAATGGGCAGTGGCCAAATACTTCAATCTTACTTTCGACCCTTTTGAAGAAAAGGGAAAAGAAAAGGCTGATGTTGGCAAAGGCATTGAAGTGCGTTGGACAAAATACAGTGAAGGTCAATTGATCGTGCATGAATATGACCGTTCCACTGATATTGCAGTGCTGGTCACTGGCAATTCATCAACGGCCTACAACATTGTTGGTTGGATTCCCATTGCCATTGCAAAGCGTGATAAGTATCGCCATTCCAGGCAACCAAATTGGTGGGTCAGTCAACCCAACCTTCAACCTATTGAAAACCTTGTGAGGAGCAACTATGGAACAGATGCAATTTGAATGCAGGGCGTGCAAAAAGGTAACAACTCAATTGGTTCGAATCATCACAGACAATCTTCCTGACCATGTGAAAGTGCTTGAATGCACGGTTTGTTCAAAAATGGGTGTTGCATTGGTTAATGATGCTGGCCAGTAGTTATCCACAGGCTTTATCCACAGGTGTTGAAAGGTGTGGAAACACGCCCAAGACCACGCTGAAACTTGCGCGGTATTTGACTGCATGGATACGCTGGTTCCGCTTGAAGCGAGACGCTGAGGCGTTTATCTCGCAAGGGCGTAAACGGCTAATGGGCAAGGTCTATGTCATTGCGGCATTGCTTTCAATAACAAGCATTCACAATGCATCAGCTGAAAACTATTCGATAGACCAATTAAAACTTTATGCACATTCCCGCATAGTTAATTACAAGCAATTTCAATGTTTCAATACGATCATCACGAAAGAGAGTCGCTGGAATTATTTGGCTCAGAATGGTTCGCATTGGGGATTAGGTCAAATGAAATCAAAGCATTACAGAAACCTTGACCCGTACCGTCAAATTGATGCAACACTCAAATATGTGGCCGCACGTTACGGTAATTCATGCACTGCCTTGTTGCATCATAAGAAACACAACTGGTATTGATTATGGCCAGTGCATTAAAAGACAATGGCTCAACTTCCAGGTGGCGCAAGATACGTCAGCGCATTCTTGAACGTGACCAATACACATGTCAGATTTGTGGAATGGAAGGCAATACGGTTGACCACATAATTCCTCGCAGCAGTAATGGTGGAGATGAAGATTTCAACCTTCAATGCTTGTGTTCTAGGTGCAATTCATCAAAAGGCGGCAATAACCGTCAAAATGGCAAATCAAGCCCATTTTTTAGCAGCACGGGAACAC